GGGCCACCCCCTGAGGCGGCTACCCGTGTCGGCTGGGCCACCATACACGCTGTTTCACTCAAACGATTAGCTGGATTTGATAGCCCCCCCATTACCTGTTTCTGTAATGGCCTTGAATGTGTACCCCCACCCATATAACTGAAACAAGGGGAGGTAGGTTTACAGTGGGCTATGGGTGTGCTATATAATTCTACAGGAAAGGAGCCTGTTATTAACAGTTGCTATTAACTGTTAAATTAACTGTTAAGGTTTTTATAGTTAATAACAGTTAACAGCTAATAACTGCTAACAGTTGATAACAGGCTACCTAAATATCATAATTCTGAGCATCCGGCAAGGGGTCATATGAGAAAAGAATTTGATTACTACCCCACCCCCACTTCGATAGTCGAACAGCTAGGCAGACGGCTGGACTGGGGGCCGTGTAGTTTCTGGGAGCCGTGTAATGGCGGGGGGCACCTGAGTAATTCGTTGGAGGAGCGCGGCTATAGCGCGATACGCACGGACGTCCAGCATGGCAAAGACTTCTTTGACTTTGACGGCGCTCTCCATGAGAACCTGATTACCAACCCACCCTTCAAGTATATCCGTGAGTTTATCGATCATGCGTTTCTGATAGGGGTAAAGCGCATGGCGCTGGTGTGCCCGGAAAGATTGTGGGCGTGTGGCAAAGGTAGGGAGCAGTTCGTCAGGCACAGACCCAGTTCGTTTGCCATGATGGACTGGCGCGAAGACTATCTTGGTAAGGGGGGTAAACCGGATCGGGCGCTGGCGGTTTCGGTTTGGCATTCCCCCTGTGCAAGAACCTGTAATTTTGATATATGGACAAGGGTATGATCATGACTGGTCAGGGAGACGAGCTTCTGGTCGCGGTTACGAAGGAGTTACTGGAACGTATTCAGGTTCTGGAAGATGCGTTACAGGAGATACTGGATATAGCAAATATTTCCGATGGAGGGGCGGCTGCGTTCTACGGAATGTTGGCAAATCGCGCCCTCAAGGGAGGGAAGATTGAAGGGGAAATTTAACGCCAAGATAGCGGCAGAGTTTACGCCGCCAAAAACGTGGGTGTTGCAGAAGCCCTTGTCTTTCAGTTCGCGGCTTATTGCCAAGGACGAGGTCAACCTCCTGCGCCAGATCGGGGTAAATGTTTCCTCGCACAAGAGCCTTTTTACGGGAAAGGTGACGTGCGTTGAGGGTATGCAGACTGATCTGGCTTCGGTGCCTCGTGTTGTGTGGGCCGTGATATCTCCGTGGGATGTGGCGAGAGCGGCTGTCATCCACGATCATCTTTATGCTTCCCTTAGAAAATACTTCCATTCGCTTAACTCTAAAAAGTCTACGTGGCGGAAGGCGCGGAAGCTTTCGGATAATGTCTTTCTGTGGGGTATGCAGAGTGCAGAGCCGCCTGTCCCTGCTTACAAGATGTGGTCAGCCTACTGGTCGGTGCGTTTGTTTGGACGATGGCCAGCTTCTGCCAAGCCCGAGAAGGGGGAACAGCAGTGAACTGCTGGCACTGTGATACGGAATTGATCTGGGGCGGTGATCATGATATCAGCGAAGAAGATGAAAACTGCGCGATGATTACTAATTTACACTGCCCTGATTGCCAAAGCACTGTAGATGTTTACCTCCCCAAAGAAGGTGGCGGGTTTCTACAGGGATGGCGGAAGTAGTCATGAACCTAGCCGCTGTCGATATTGACAAGATCAGTCATGATGACAGGGTGGAGCTTCTTGCGCTCGTGGACAAGATCAAGAAGGCAGAGACGCGGGAAAACTGTCAGAGCGAATATATCCCCTTCGTCAAGTCTGTGTGGCCAGCGTTTATCGAAGGACGGCACCATGAGATTATGGGCGAGGCGTTCGAGCGTGTCGCACGGGGCGAACTCAAGCGTCTGGTTATCAACATGCCACCCCGCCATACCAAATCCGAGTTTGCAAGTTATCTGCTTCCCGCTTGGTTTCTGGGGCAGTACCCGGAAAAGAAGGTTATCCAGACGGCGCATACCGCCGAACTCGCTACAGGCTTTGGCCGAAAGGTCAGGAACCTTTTTCAGGATGAGTCCTTCAAGGATATATTTCCAAATGTTTCATTGAGGGCTGACTCGAAAGCAGCCGGTCGATGGAATACAAACCTTGGCGGTGACTACTTCTCTATCGGTGTCGGCGGTGCTGTAACTGGTAAGGGTGCTGACCTCCTGATTATCGATGATCCGCACTCCGAACAGGATGCCCAGCAGGGGGCGTATAACGCTGACGTGTTTGATCGTGTGTATGAATGGTACACCTCAGGCCCACGCCAGCGTCTCCAGCCGGGGGGAGCCATCGTCATCGTTATGACACGGTGGCACCAGCGTGATCTTACGGGCCAGATTATCAAGGCGTCGATTGAGCGGAAGGGTTCTGATGAGTGGGAGCTTATTGAGTTACCCGCAATCATGCCGTCAGGTAGCGCGTTGTGGCCTGAGTTCTGGCAGCTTGAGGAACTTGAAACCCTCAGGAATGAATTGCCTGTAAGCAAGTGGTCGGCTCAGTATCAGCAAGACCCGACAAGTGAGCAGGGCGCTATCATCAAAAGAGAATGGTGGCAGGAGTGGGAACGCGAAGACCCTCCCCCCTGTGATTTTATTATTCAGTCTTGGGACACGGCTTTCCTCAAAACACAACGAAGCGACTTTTCGGCGTGTACGACGTGGGGTGTGTGGTTCAACGAAGAAGCCAATAACCACCACCTGATCCTGTTAAATGCATTCCAAGACAGAATGGAGTTCCCGGAACTCAAGGCAAAAGCTTATGAGCATTATTGTGAGTGGACACCGGACGCATTTATCGTTGAGGGGAAAGCTACGGGAATGCCTTTGATATTTGAATTGAGGCAAATGGGCATACCCGTAACGGACTTTACGCCGAGTCGCGGTAACGATAAGATTGCACGGGTAAATGCGGTTGCTGATCTTTTTCATTCTGGAATTGTTTGGGCACCACAGACCCGATGGGCTGAAGAGGTTATAGAGCAGTTTGCTTCATTTCCTTCCGGGTCTCACGATGATCTGGTGGACTCCAGCACTCAGGCATTGCTGCGTTTCAGGCAGGGTGGGTTTGTCCGCGCTGCCGGTGATGAAGTGGAGCAGGAGCATTGGCGTGACACTGTAGAGTATTACTGATCGGAAGGACGGGCTAATGGCTATAGAGAAACCCTTGGTGAGTGGACCGTTTCCAGAAGAAACGGAAGAAGTAGTCGAGGTTGATACCGAGCAGGATGAGGCTGACGTATCAATAGGTGTTCTCAATCCTGAGGCCGTCTCGATTGAAACCGAAGACGGCGGCGTGATCATTGAGTTTGATCCGCGCTCTGAAGACGAAGACCCGGACGCCAGCGCACATAATGCAAACCTTGCCGAGTTCATGGAAGACGGTGACTTGCAACATCTTGCAATGGAGTTGGTGGGTCAATATGAGTCAGACCGTATGTCCCGCAAGGACTGGGAAACAACATACATCAAGGGTCTTGATCTTCTCGGTCTGAAGATCGAAGACAGAACACAGCCGTTTCCCGGTGCCTGTGGTGTCTTCCATCCCGTGCTGACAGAAAGCATTATTCGCTATCAGGCGCACTCCATGATGGAAACCTTTCCTTCTTCCGGTCCCGTCAAGACGCAGGTGCTTGGCAACATAGATACGGAAAAAGAAGAACAGGCTCTTCGTGTGCAGAATGAAATGAACTTCCAGATCACGGAAGTCATGACTGACTATCGCAGTGAGCATGAGCAGCTATTGTTTCATCTGCCGCTCGCGGGATCAGCCTTCAAGAAAATCTATTACAATGTAGATATGGGCAGGGCATGTGCCGTGTTTGTGCCAGCGGAAGACTTGGTTGTGGCGTATGGCGCAACTGACCTGAGAAGCTGCGAGCGATTCACCCATGTCATGAAGAAGACGACCAACGAAGTCAGAAAGCTACAGGTGGCTGGGTTCTACAGGGATGTCGATCTTCCTGAGCCAAGCCCTGACTACAGCCAGATACAATCTGCCTATGATCGCATTCAGGGTGATGA